AATGGAAGCACCTTCAGATAAGGCTGCGGGAGAAATGAAGAAATTGGGATTGTCATTTACCGATGCACAAGGTAACATGAAACCATTTCCGACTATTCTTAAAGAAGTTGCTGCAGCTACCGATGGCATGAGTGCTTCACAAAAAACGGCAGCACTCAAAACGATGTTCAACACTGCTGGTATGCAAGCAATGCTTCCGTTACTCGATTCAGTTAATGACAAATCAGGAAGTACGGCTACTTCATGGGACGCTTATGCTAAAGCACAAGATGGTGCAAGCAGTTCCGCTGCCGTTGCTAACAAGTTTTTGTCAAGTCAAGCTAAAGACATGCAACAAAATGTCGGTTCTAAGATTGAGCAAATTGGTGGTAATTGGGAATCGTTGCGTAATAAGTCACTCGCTGCAAAAGGCGGTGTTAACAGTGCAATGATCGACATGATTAACAAAACCCTTACGTGGGCAACCAAAAGCAATAGCAGTATTGCACAAGTAGCAAGAGGTTTTATTGGGTTATCGCCAGTAATTGGACCAGCTGTTACAGCAACAGGTGGATTCATTACTGCTGCTAGTAAAATATCAGGAGTTGCGGTCGGTGCAGCAAAAGGACTTGGAAGCATGGTTACGGGAAGTGCTAGTCTTGCTGGTAGATTGTTGGGGATTGGTAGTGCAAGTAAAACGGCAACCGCAGGAGTAACGCCATTGGGAGCTGCAACAAAGACAAGTTCTAGTGCTGCAGCGGCTTCAGCGGCTAACTTTTTGAAAATGGGTGCGGCAATTGCATTAATTGGTGCAGGAGTTTACGCTGCGGCACAAGGTATCAGTGTATTGGTCGATGCAGCAATTCGATTATCTAATGCTGGTAGTGGTGCACAAAAAACTATGGCTGCCCTTGCAATTGGAATTGTAGCTCTCGGAGGTGCATTCGCACTATTAGGGCCAGCATTGACAGCTAATGCTGTTGGTATTGGAGTATTCGGTGCTGCCGTATTAGCAATCGGTGCTGGGGTAGCCGCATTCGGATTAGGGATTAACCAATTATCGCAAGCAATTGTATTGTTGTCCGGACACATGAACGACATTGTTCCAGTTATGGCTAACATTGGAACAGGATTCGCAGCGATGTTAACCAGTTTCTTGAATGGATTAGTAACGGCAATCCCACAGTTGGCCGCATCATTCATTTCAATCTTTACAGGATTTGCAACGGCAATCGCAACCCATGCACCACAACTCATGGCGTCATTCGTTCAAATTTTAATTTCATTCACAAACGCAGTTATCACGAACGCACCAATCATTGCCGCACAGATTACCGCAATGATGTTGGCATTGATGGCAGCTATCGCCACAAATGCGCCAAAATTGATTCTAGGTTTTACTAACATGATGGTTGCATTACTCGGATCGTTGGCTGCCAATGCACCAAAACTTGTCGGGGCGTTTGCAAATATGATTGTTAGTTTCGTAAACGCATTAGCTAAAAATGCGCCTAAAATTATCGCTTCATTGGCTAGATTGCTCGTTAATATGTTGATTGCAATCGCTGCCAAAGCGCCTTCCATTATCGCTGCTTTTAGCAAAATGATTGTTAATTCATTGAATGCGATTACCAAACAAATGCCAGAATTCATCAAGGCCGGGGCTAATTTTATCGTTTCAATGCTGAACGGGATTGCCAGAAATATTGGTAAAATTGTAACTGCGGCCGTGAATGTGGTCGTTAAGTTTATCAATGGGATCGCCAGCAATCTTGGTAGAATAATTACTGCTGGCGTTAATCTGATTGGAAAGTTCATCAACGGATTGGTAAATGCGATCCCTCAAATTACAGACATCGCTGTTAATGCGGTAATGAAATTCGTTCATGGTGTCGGCTATGCGATTGGTAAAGTCATGGGGTCTGGTAAAGAACTCATTAACCAATTTATTAGTGGCGTTAGGTCTGGGCTATCTTCAGCACGATCTTCTGGTAGTTCAGCAGGTGATGCGGTTAAAGATGGTGTTTCATGGACTGACCTGTTTTTCAACGGTTCTAGTATCATGAGCAGTTTCTTAAACGGTTTGATGTCAGGTTGGCATAGCATTCAGTCGTTCGTTTCAGGAATCGCCGGTTGGATTCAAAAGCACAAAGGCCCTATCAGCTATGATGCCAAGTTACTTATCCCAGCTGGTAATGCTATGATGAATGGTTTAAATTCTGGATTAATGAACAGCTTTTCAACCATTCAAAGTAATGTTTCTAGCATGGCAGATAAATTAACTGACAGCATCAATTCGGTAGCTGGAAATATTAAAACTGGTGATCTATCAATGCAAGCCGCAAGCTATCAAGGCGGAAGTATCGATCAGAACATCGACAGTGATAATTGGGTTAAGCCAACATTTATCGTTAAAAATGAATTGGTTGGCGATAAGATTTATACCACAGTTAAGTCCAAGGAATCACGTGAGTATGATATGAATCAGTTTTTTAAACGTTAGGAGATGTGAAAATGGACTTACTAATTACAAAACTTGATGGCAATAGTACAAGTCTAAGTTCCATAGGATTGCAAGTCATTGATATTAAAGAAAAATCAGCTTCAATTGACAGAATAGCCAAAACATTTGATGGCCGTAATGGGTCACTTGATTATGGCGGCCGTCACGTTGACAAAAAAATAACGGTTTCTGCAATGTATGGTGCTATTGGTATGAGTGAAGATGCCAAGACAGAAAGCTTGATTAACGCTTTGACATCTCAAATTGAACCTTTTTACATTACCAAGTTTTTTAAAGATGGATCAATGTATAATTTTGAACGTCCTGGGCAAGAAACTGGAAATTTAACGTTTGCCAATGGCAATGAAGATTATAAGCGCTATAAAGTTTATCGCAGCGATACGAACAGCCCTGACTTTAAAGGTAAAATCGGGGACAAATTAATTTCAACCATTGATTTAGAGTTCAAAACTGTTGGGTTGCCTTATGGAGAAAGCAAACCACGCTCGCAAGCACTGGCAAGTGGTCAATCGATAGTTTATAATGGAAACGTAGCTTGTTCACAGCTAGAACAGAGTTTTTATTTTGTCATAACAGCTAAGGAGGCATCGGATAATGGTTTTACGTTGACAGTTGATAATCAATCATTGATCGTTACCAGCCCAGTTGTTGTTGGTGATGTTTATATGCTATCCGGAATGAACAACACTCGTGGCGATCAGAACATTAATAATAAGACTAATGCTGGGTATTTTGTCTTACGTCCAAATGCAGCTAACAAGGTAACATGTTCGATTAGTGCAGATATCCAAATTAAGAATTTATGCGACTTATATATTTAGGAATGGGAGGTGAAAAATGTTTTGATTAAATTTTACGACCCGTCTGGGGAATCACATTTCGGCCAAGCTACCATTACAAGAACCACCAGTGTCAATGGCGGATTGTCATTAACTGGTGAAGTGTTTGCTGGTGATGATGTATTGAACGGCCTAGACTACGGTTGGTGGTTAAACTTCGATAATGAAAAGTACGTTATTACGTACAAAAAATTAAGTGATGATACTAATACAATCGTCTTCGATGCGGTGCAACAGTTTTTTTGGGATTTTGCCAAAGTGGCATTGCATTCACAATACACTGGAAGTCATGAATATACATTCTATTTAAACCAACTTTTTAATGGGTCTGGATACACCTACAATAACGATGCTACCGTACCAGCGTTTGAAAAAGAAAATTGGGGTTATAAAAATAAACTAAGCCTGTTCAATGACATTATGGATCAGGCAGACGTTGAATTTGAAGTCCACAATGAAACGGTTCATATTGCTAAACAGATTGGTAGCGACCTGACCAGTTTCGTTCGTAAAGGAATTAACCTCAGCGACCTTACGGAAGAAATGAAAATATCCGATTTTGCGACTTACGCTAAAGGGTATGGTGCATTCAAAGATTCCGATGACCAGAGCAAAGGGAGGTTAGAGGTCGAATACCGTAGTGAGTTAGCCAAGAAGTTTGGCGATTTAGAAATGGATCCGATTGTCGATGAACGATACACGGTTGCAAATAATTTGATTGCCGAATTAAAAAAACAGGTTGATGCGACCTACACCGTGTCAATGACTATGAACATCTATGATTTAGAAAATGCTGGTTACCCGAATTATGAATCGCCTAAAGTCGGAGACTGGATTCTAGCGATTGATGAAGCATTAAAATTCAAACGCAAGGTTCGTATTATTAAGCTAGAAGAGCAGTTCGATGTGACCGGCAAACGTATCGGGTATACGACAACTTGTGGCGATTTGAGTATTGTGGATCAATATACAAATATCCAAAGTAGTTTGGATAACAAGGTTCAACGCATTCAAGAAAATGTTGACAATGTAGCTGCCAGTGCTGACGGCAAGAGTTCAAACTACTATGGCGCAAAAGAACCTGCGAGTGCCAATGAGGGCGACTTATGGTTCGACCAAAGCAATAGTGATCCGGACAAGTGGTCTATCAAGCAATGGGCTAACGGGCGTTGGGAACAGCTTACGTTGAATCCTGGCGAGGTAGATGCCAAAGTAAGCGTTGCTAAGCAAGCAGCTGATACTGCGATTGAAAACGCTAATTCCGCAGTAAATACTGCCAATGACGCAGTAGCCAAAGCGGGATTTGCAAACGACACGGCGACACAAGCTAAATCAGATGCGGCCACGGCACTGCAAAAAGCGCTAGACGCCTATAACCACGGCGACCAGGTTAAAACCGGGCTTACTGCTGATATCGACGCCGTTAAAGGGCAGGTTAGTTTAAAAGCTAATCAAGTCGACGTCGATAAGCTAGGCGGGCGCGTAACCAATGCCGAGGCCCAAATTAAACTGCAAGCTGACCAGATTGCTTTAACGGTAAGCAAGACCGAATTAACCAATATTCTTGGTGACTACGCTACCGAAACTTGGACGCAGTCGCAGATTAAGTCTACTGCGGATTCGATAAATCTGAGCGTTAGCAGGGTACAGAGCAATCTGGATAATCTATCAATCGGTGCACGTAACTATTTAGCTGACACAGACACTCCATGGCAAACGCGAGGTTCTGGCGGCACTAATCAGGTTAGCCTCAACAAATGGTTGTTCACATTTGGAACAATCAAGCAAGCGCCTTTCAAAGACGGCGAGTATGTCACCGTGTCTTTTGATTATACAAACGTTGGTACAGGAGCGTATGGAAATATATACCCACGGTTCAATAACGCACCGTGGGGGTCTCTCATCAATGGTAGAAAACCTATGAAGGATAACGGACACGTTGTGTATACTACCCCATGGCAGTCAGGTTGGACTACAAGCGGTACGGCAAATGGTATTCAAATTCATATAGATAACGTCGCTACCACAAGAACAGTTACTGTATATAACATGCAGTTTGAGCGAGGGAATAAAGATACCGACTGGAAACAAGCGCCGGAAGACATGGCAACCGTTGAGAAACTCTCAGAATTACAAGTAACAGTAAACGGCATTCAAGGCACAGTCCAAAATAAGGCTGACCAATCACAAGTCACTCAAATGGCGGGGCAGATTACCAGTTTAATTGGTTCAGCAAATAATCCTAACTTAATTCCTAATTCAGGACTACCAAAGGACACTTTATTCTGGCGGGTTAATGACACGGCTAGATTTAAAGTCGCAACACACGCGTTTTATACAAAGGGACCATTATTCGCACTACTCGCGCCACAAGGTACAGCTGAACGAACGGCAGGGACGGCGATTGTTTCTGTCACGCGTGGAGCAACTTATACAGCATCACTCGGTGTTTTTGGTGACTCCAACGTATTTGGTTGTGACGTTCTTTGGATCGGTCGAAAGCACGGTGAAACTACTGATACCAAAGTGTTAGTATTGGCCGGAAATTTCAAACCAAATCCAAGTAAGATTGAATTTAAGTCATGGGCGTTCAATGTTGGCGATTGCGACGAGGGATACATTCGAGTTGATAATAATGGTTCAACTAGTGGCGAGTCCACCTTGTATTTCGGTGAAGTTAAGCTTGAAAAAGGCGGTCGTTAT